GGATCAGCCGTTTTAGCGTATAACCAAGTTAAGTCATAAATAAGTTCAAAATCGACTTTACTCATATCGACATTAGACATATCAATAGGTTGTTCTGACCCATCTGATGAAGTCAAAACATTAATTGCCCCTAACCCCATCAAATCTGCAAATAAATTACGTCTGAATTGCGCTTTATACCGTTTAACCGTAGCTGCTGTAGCTTTCAATCTGACTTGTTTTCCGTCTATTGTAATTGTCTTTTCCATTTACTTATGCTCCTTTTGGTGCTGCTGTTTTTTTAATGTACACTTCTTTGTACCAATTATCGTAAATTGCTTGAGTTGTTTTAGAGGTTGTTTTTGTTTTAACCATACGTTTTCCATTGATATCAATAGGACTAGATACAAACTTAAGTTCATTTGTATTAGGTTCAGCTGAATTTGTTTTGGTTTTAGACGCAATAGTTGGTCGGCTTGCTGAGTTATTGTACATAACATGTCGAGTTGCATTCGCATCACCATCAAACTCAAACAATAGAGCAAATGTTTTACCTTTAGCATCAGCTAACTCATTTAAAACACCGTCTGTTTCATCTAACTGCTCGCCTAACGCATCAATAGCAAATTGTTCCGGAATAGACGCAATAGATAACGTTCCATCATAACCTTGGTTATTACTTGCTGCATAGTAAAGCATGTCATCTGCATAGAACTCAATTAAATCTCCGCGTGGATCAAACGTCAATTCAACCGCACCTGGAATTGGGACTGGCGTTTTAAATTTAATTACTCCATCTGTAACGTCATAAAGTGCGTAGTAAACGTTTTTCAAACCAAATGCGACTTTATTTTCTTTATTCATTTATATCAACCTCGTTTCATATGTTTTTTGAAAAAATTTCTCAGATTCAATAAAAGCCCCATACGAGTCATAAGGAATCTCATGATCGTCTAGGACTTGTTCAAGTTTAGCTTCCGCAACTAAATCTTTTTTAGTTGTATAAAACTCTATATTTGCATCGTCTATCTTGTGATAAACCTTGTTATCGGCCATTAAATTTGCTGATCCATCCACAAGAATACAAATATAAGGTGGCGTTGGCACTGACTTACCTGGCGTTGCTACGAAATGCGAATAAGCCACAGGATAACCTGTAGCTTCAAGGATTTTTATTAATTCACCTAATGTCATTATTCAAGCGCCCTTTCAATCAGTCTTGGTACTTCATTAATTACATACTCTTCAACAGGACGAATATGAACTTGAGCCGGAACACGTCCACCACCAGCCTTCGCATGGCCATTTTCCAAAAGATGCGTTAGTTGCCCTTTTATATTGTGGACGACAACGCCATTACCTTCTTTTTTCTTACGCCACCCTTTACGATAAGCCCCTGTTTTTTTAGGACCACTTTGTCTTAATTTACTTACAGCAACATCAGCCACTTCTTCTTGTGCGGTTAACAATTCTTCTTCCACAACATTCGCATATCTTTGTAATTCTCTAGCAAGTTCGCTCGCAAAATCATTCATATTAAGTATGCTCCTTTGCGATAATAGTCAATGTTTGATACATTTCATCATCATTCATTGGCGGCTCGATAATATCAAAGATACGATCCTTCATTTTAATTCGCATTAATTCTGTAATACCCGTTGTATAAGGAATTACAAACCGATAAATTCGTGTAGACTGTGAAGCTGAAGCTTCAATATACTCCGAACCTTTTACCGTTTTTATCATTGCCCACACTTTTTTTACTTCTTGCCAATTACCTGTTTCAACTTCTTGATTCAAATCATCTTTTATTACTTCAGGTTGTTCAATGATAATTCGATTCCTACAATCACCTGTATTTAATGGTTTTTTGTATTGAAAAGGACGCATATTAATCACCGTCTAATTTAATTTCTTCTAAAGCTTTTGCAATACCAAAACTATTAATTTCCGTTAAAAAGTTTTTAGTAAAATACTCAAGCGCATCGTTATAACCATAGCGAGAACGTTCAAAAACTAATTCTTTGAACGTCTCATCTTTGTTTATGTCATACGATCCACACACTTTTATTAAAGCTTCATTGGATGCAAAGAGGATACGTCTTAGGTTATCATCTTCATCCTCACCTAAGTGCATCCTATCTTTGAATTGCTGTAATATTTCATTTGAAATTAATGTTTCCATTTACATCATTCCTTATTTAGTTGCTGGTGGTGTTTCCTCAAGGTTTAATGTGTAAACTTGTGAAGTATATTTGTCCTTCGGCTTACCCGTAGCATATTGTTTAGCGATATAAAGTGTTGCATCTTCTAAAGCTAGAGTTTCTTCAAACTTTTTGATTGGCTCCGTTCCGCCCATCGCTGCAATGTACTCGCCTTTAACAAAGAACATTACTTTCCCTTGAGGTACAAATACTGATTCTGAAGGGATTGGATTGAAAGGTAAGCTCGTTACATACACTCCAGCTGCATTTTGAATTGTTGCATTCGCTTGAATGTCAAAAGTATCAAACGGATTTGTTACCATAACTACTTTTCCAGCAATATTTTTCGGTCTGTCTGCATCTGTACCATCTGCATTTAGCTTCTTAGCTAATAGTTTAACAACGCCTTTCAGTTCATTGATTGTTTTACGACCAGGTTCCAAAGTTAAAGTTCCTGCTGGCTTTTTATCTGGGTACACTCCGCCTACAACACTTCCACTTGGATCTTTTAACAATCCGATAGGCTCATCTTTACCTGTACCAATTACAAATCCACGTTCTAAACCTACAGACATAGCTTCTGAAATCATTGTACGAACATATCGTTCCACCCACACTGGACCAAGTTTAAGCATGTCATTTGCCAATGGGATAAATGCCGTTAATTTAAGTTGAGAGATAGACTCTTTTCGGAATGTAGCATTTAGTTGTCCTTTAATATCACCGAATAATGGTCCCCATACAGCTGCACCTTCTGGATCTCCATAGATAAATTCTGTCACAGCACCTAAGTTTTCTAATCCGATATGTTCTAACAACGGATGACCTTGAACTAAATCATCAAAAATTCGTTCTTGTGTTGTCTTAGGTAATGTTTCAGTATCTTTAAATCCACCATCTTGAACGACTGCATTGAAGAATTTCATTTCCTCACTCGTTAATACGTTAGAACCACGAGACTGCATAATAGAACGGTCTACAATAGATTCATTGACTTGATTCAAGATATCCGAACGAACATCTGTAGCAAGTGCTTCAATCATAGAATTTAATGCCACTGTTTGTTCTTCTGGTGTTCCTTCCTGTGTTACCTTCGCAAAAGCTAGTTTTTTCTCTTCAAAATTATTAAATTTAATCACCATGTTTTATTTTCCTCCTAGATTTAAAAAGAGCGTACTCAGATTCTGTTTTGTATTAACAGGCTCTTGAATAGGCTCTTCTGGATTTTGATTATTTGGTTGTTTCGTATACTTAGCTACTAAATCTTCTTTGAAATTTGCTACAACTCCCTCTTCTTCCTCTTCTTGCGTATCATCTATTTCAATTTCATCAGCAATTTCATCAGCTAAACCAAGAGCAACTGCTTCCTCTGCCGTTAACCATGTTTCATCTTTCAAAAGTTGTTTTAATTCTTCATCTGTTCCAACAAAACGTTTTTTATAAGATGCCGCCAAAGCTGAATCAACCTTTCGTAAATCTCGTGCTGTTTTTTCAAATAAATCTGCATTTCCATATTCAAAGGTACTCGCTTGATGAATCATCATCATAGTATTACTAGGCATAATGATTTTATCACCTGCCATGGCAATTACAGACGCGGCACTAGCTGCCCAACCATCAATATGAACTATAATTTCTGCATTATGCTGCTTTAACTGATTACAAATTGCTACACCGTCAAATGCGGAGCCTCCACCTGAATTAATATGAACGTGAATTTTTTCTGCTTTAACATCTTGAATTTTTCTTCTTACAGCTTCAGCATTATTTTCACTAAACCATCCACCAATTGACCCATAAACAGTTAATTTATACTCATTTTCACCTTTAGCTTCAAAACGAATATCTCGTTTTAAATTCAAAAGCTTATTCATATTCACATGTTCCATCATTTCTCACCTCCTTCAGATTCATCTAGTCTGGTATAGTTTTTCGTAATGTGATGAACATTTAAGTTCGGATCATCTGAATCTTCATAATCTACTTCTGATCGAATCTCATTTCCTGTAAATGCACTTGAAGATATGAGCTTATCAATACTTGTTGCAAGGTCAAATATACTTTGATAGGAAACAGCCTTAACCTCAATTTTTCTCCCTAAAAGATATTCACTCATTTCAAAGAATTTTACGTTCGCTTCATCAGATAGCTTTTTTAACAATGGTCGTACTGTGAAAAGCATATAATTTTTTGTTTGCTTTTCTACATCAGCCATTTCTCCATATATCAAAGCTATAGGAATACCAATTGCCATAGCTACTTGATTTAAGAAACCATTTGTTACTTTATTAATTTCTTCCACACTTGGACCATTCGCAACACCATTGTATATCTCGTTATAATTTATACCTTTTTGCTGTGGAACAATAGCTATATCTTTTGAACCAATTGATTTATACATATTGTCTATAAACTCTTGTAACTTTGCTATTTGTTCTTCAGTTTTGGCACCAATCATATCCATATCAACCGTACCACGAACTTGATTTTTACGTTTTTGAGAGTTTAATATCCTGCCGAATAAATCTCCGTAGTCTGCAAATAATCCATCAATAAGTGGAGATAATTTATCATTCCGATACTTCAAATGAATAACTTCGCTTTGCTTAAAGCTTCTCTTAAACGTATAATCCTTTACCCTTACATCAGTAAAAGTATCTTCAAATACAGCATACTCATTATGTTGAAATCCATCTGCAATAAGTAAATCACCATCATCCGCTTGTATGACTAAACACTCATTATCATAAATAAGTTTGCGAACAAACCTTTCCCAAAAGGTACTTGCGGTCATATTCTTGTTTGGTCTTACATTTAATCGATAATAAAGCTCATCCTTCTTAAATGCTTTACCATTTCTTACTCTAAATTCAGATTGACTAATCGTCCTTCCTAAAAATGATACACATGTATCAATCGCCAAACGTTTCATATGAAGTCTGTTTGCTGTATCGGTTAATGCATCCAGATCCAGCATAAATTTTAGTTCTTTATTTCTTCCAAACACTGAACCTAACCATGCAATGATTATCACCCCCTTTATTAGAATTTAATGTTGCCTATAACAAAATCAGTCGCTTCTTGTATTTCATCCGCCCGATAAAGAGCATGAACAAAACATTGGAACCCATCTGTTTTTCTACGAACAGGCTCTTTCTTTTCGTATATTTTATTTCCATCACTTTTGATAACAACCAACACATTTTGCGTATACCAACGCATTAACGGATTATCCTCAAAAATAATTTGTTTATTTGCAAATGCCATTTCAATACGTGGAGCTAATAAACTATGAATTGCTTTCGGGTTTCGTATAACCTCTATTTCAAATCCTTCTGCTACTAATAGTGGCCTTATAGCTTCCATCCTGAAGTTATCAGCGATAATCTTTTTAATTCCATATTGTTCTCGCATTTCTACAAACCAATCAACAATATGTTGAGGATTAATAGTGGGCTCATCAACAACTGTTAGTAATCCTTGCTCTTCCCACTCTTTAATTGGAGCGAATTTTTGTTTCTTGAATTCACCTGCTTTTTTAGAATATCCGTAATAGATATCAACAAATTCTTTTCGTACGAAGGAATGAGTGTTAAAGATATATTCTCCATTTTGTCTAAATAAAAGACCACATGCTGCAAAATCTCGAATACTTGCAAAATCTAACGCCCCTATGCATTCTTGAGCATATAAATTAGGAAACGGACGGTTTGTAGCAAGAATCTCTGACCATTTTGCAACGGACCTTTCTAAATTTGTAACAGGTAAGTTCATTCGCTTTGTCATGAACTCTTCTCGGTTACTTGGATCGTCCTCTAAATCCTCATACTCTTCTTTTATTGTTTCAAGTAAGCCTTCAGCATACTC